GGCCACAACTTCGCGGCCGGCCCCTCGCCCGGCCACTGGATCCGGCCCGCCGTCGAGCGGCTCAAGCAGGGGCCGGCGGTCGCCGCCTACCAGCGCGCCGTCACCGCGATCCTCTCCCGCTGGCGGCTCTTGTGAGCAGCGGCCCCGGCAACATCCTGATCCGCATCGGCGCCGAGACCGCCTCGGCGGTGCGCGGGATCTCCGACGTGGACAAGGCGCTCGGCGACTCCATGACCAAGGGGCAGCGCGCGACGGCGGCGCTCGGCAAGGCGGCGCTGCCGGCCGCCGCCGCGCTCGGCGCGATCGGCGTCGCCGCCGTCTCGGCGACCAAGGCGGCGATGGAGGACGCCGCCGCCCAGGACAAACTCGCCGGCCAGCTCGCCCGCACGACCGGGGCCACGTCGGCCCAGGTCGCCGCCGCCGAGGACTACATATCGGCGCTGTCGCGGCAGACCGGCGTCGCCGACGACGATCTGCGGCCCGCGCTCGGCCGGCTGGCGACCGCGACCGGCGACATCGCGACCGCCCAGAAGGCGCTCGGCGTCGCGATGGACGTTTCCGCGCAGACCGGCAAGTCCCTCGACACGGTCACCACCGCGCTCGCGAAGGGGTACGCCGGCCAGACGACGGCGATCGGCCGGCTCGTGCCCGGCCTCGACCAGGCGGTGTTGAAGTCGAAGGACATGACCAAGGTCACGGCCGAACTGACCGATCTCACGGGCGGCGCCGCCGCCCAGGCCGCCGACACCGCCGCCGGCCAGTACCAGATCCTTCAGACGCAGATGGGCGAGCTACAGGAGACGATGGGCGCCGCGCTGATCCCGGTGATTCAGGCGTTCCTGCCGCTGATGACCAAGGCGACCGACTTCGTCGCCCAGAACGCCAAGGCGGTGCAGATCCTGATCGGCGTCGTCGCCGCGATGGCAGCCGGGATCCTCGTCGCCAACGCGGCGCTGAAGGCCTACCAGGCCGCGCAGCTCCTCGTGAAGGTCGCGACGACCGCGTGGACGGCGGCCCAGTGGCTGCTGAACGCGGCGCTGACCGCGAATCCGATCGGGATCGTGATCGTCGCGGTCGCCGCGCTCGGCGCCGCGATCGTCGTCGCCTACACGAAGAGTGAGACGTTCCGCAACATCGTCACCGCGGCGTTCAACGCGGTGCGCGCGGCGGTCGCCGCGGTCGGGTCGGCCTTCTCGGCGATGTGGGGCACCGCTCAGAGCGTGTTCAACTGGATCGTGGCGCACTGGAAGGTCGCCCTGTTCGCGTTCGGCCCGATCGGCGCCGCCATATCGCTGATCGCCCAGAACTTCGACAAGCTCGAATCCGCCGCCTCGGCGGCGTTCAACGCGATCACGTCGGCGATCTCGACAGTCTCGGGGGCGATCTCGGGGCTCATCCACATGGTCGAGTCGCTGATCTCGGCGCTCGGCCGGATCCACGTCCCGTCGATCCACATTCCGAATCCGTTCGGGCTCGCGGCCCCCTCGCCGGCGCTCGCCGGCGGCCTCGGCCGCAGCGGTGCCGGCGGCGGCCCAGCCACGCGGGCCGCCGCCGGCGTCACGATCAACGTGTACGGCGCCGTCGATCCCGAGGGAACCGCGAGACAGATCAACCGGCTCCTCTACCAGCACGCGCGCAGGCAGGGCAGGACGTGAGTCTCGCGATCACGCGGATCCTGATCGGCGGCGCGGTGACGCCGCTGGGGACGGTGCTCGCCGACGCGACGATCCATCACGGCCGATCCGACACCTTCGAGGACGCCAACGCGGCTACCTGTCAGATCACGCTGCTCGGGGTGACCAAGGCGTACTCGCGCGCCTTCCAGATCGGCGCCACCCTACAGGTGTTCGCGCAGGCGCCGCCGGCCGCCGAGGCGGCCCGCTTCACCGGCCGGTTGACCGACGCGGGCCTCGACGGCGACCGGCTGACCGCGATGGCGGTCGGCCGGCTCTCGACCTTGTCGCAATACACGATCGGAACCGGGAACTGGCCCGCAGAGGCGTGGTCGGCGCGGGTCTCGCGCGCGTTCAACGAGGCAGGGCTCTCCTCGTTCCTCGAATTGCAGGCGCCGCCGGCCGCGAGCGACCCCCAGCTCGCCGCCCGCACCGCCGACCCGGTGACGCTGGCCGACTACCTCTCCGAACTGGCGGTGATGGTCGGCGCCGCCGTCTGCGACCGCCCCAACGGCAACGTGCTCGTGCAGGCGATCGCGGCGCGCAGCCTCTCCACGATGACGATCCTCGATCCGGCCAAGGTCGAGTATGTGCCGGCCTGGTCGATGGTTCTCCCCGGCGGGAACATCGTCACGGTCACCTATGCCGGCGGCCAGGTGACCCAGACCGACAGTGCGAGCGTGGCGATCTACGGGCCGCGGCCGATCACGATCGAGACCACGATCGCCGATTCGGCGGCGGCGACCGCCCGCGCGAACGAGCGGCTGGCCCGCGGCGCCTACTCGCACTGGAACATTCCGGCGGCGCCGATCACCGAAGGGATGACGATCCCGATCGGGACACCGGTCGAGCTGGTCGGGATGCCCGCGTCGGCGCCCTACAACCCGTGGACGCCGATCCTCGAAGGCTGGACAGACCACGTTTTCTCGGACGGCGAGGCGCTGCATTGGCGCATGGAACTGGCCTTGGCCGACCCGCTCCTGTCCGGGCTGACGCTGCCCTGGAACGCGGTGCCGACCGCCGACAAGTGGAACACGATCAGTCAGACGGTCGCCTGGAAGGACGCGCTGACACTCGACGCACTGGAGAACGGATGACCGACCCGCAGATCCCGATCGAACCGGGCATGACCGCGGATGAGCTGGCGGCGGCGATCGCCGAGGAGGGGCCGGATCCGCGCTCGACCCAGTTCACGCCGAAGCTCGCGCTGCCGTATCCGCAGCCGACCGACCCGGTCGCGCAGGGCGCCGCGAACATTCAAGCGCTGGCGACCGCGGTGGATAACGCGAAGCTGTTTGGGCCGGTCGCGCAACTGACGGCGAACGCGTCGCTGCGTCGGCCGGCCGCTGCCGGCGAAATCGCGCTAATCACCTTTTCGGCGGCCGACTGGCATTCGCACCCGACCGCGCTCTGCCTCGCGGCCGGGACGATGCCGCAGACGTGGCAGATGATCGGCACGCCGACATTCCTCTACGGCAACCCGGCCGCGTTCGCGATCGCCAATAACGTCTCCACGTTTGACCCCGAAATCTATTTCGACATTCCGACCGGGATTCAAGTCAGCTCCGGCTGGGTCACCGCGGCGTTTTCGCCGGCGGCGCTCTGCGATGGCGCGATCACCCCGCAATCGGGGAACGATTGGCCGATCACCGGCTCAGGGATCCGGCAGCCGGCCTACACAATGCTTAGACCACAATGGGGAGGTTTCAGCGTGAGGATCGGCCTACGCTATTTCGGCGCCGCGCAAAACATCACGATGCGCTCAATCATGATGGGCCTTGTCACGATCATGGCGCCATGACGTCCATCGTCGTCACCGATGAGGTTTTTGCGCCGATCGCCGGCGCTCCCGGTTTCTGCCGGCGCGCGCCGTTCGGGGTGGCGCTCGAGGTGGACGACGCGATCGCGGCGGCGCTGATCGCGGCCGGGGTCGCCGTTGACGAGGCCGACCACGTTCCGAATCCGTGGCCGCCGCCGCCAGACGACGCGGAGCGCGTCGAAACGTGAACTATTCGGCGGGCGGGCTGCCGTGTTCGAGCGCGTCGGCGAGGTCGCCCAGCATGATCCCCGAGGCGGTCACCGCCGCCGCCAGCTCCGACACCGCCGCCGCGATCGCGCACAGGCCGACGCACAGCTCGTTCTCGCCCAGCTCGCGCTCGCCGTTCACGCGCAACGCGCGCTCGATCAACGCACCTGAGTCATAGGCCGCCATGTATGGGCCACCTTACACCTATCGGCGTGAAGGCAACGTGAAGCTAGCCGTACAGCCCGGCCATCGTCTCGTGCAGGCCGCGGTCGGCGACCGCCGCGTAGGCCAGCGTCGCGTTCAGCGAGCGGTGACGGCAGAGCCGTTGCGTGCGGAACGGGTCGCCGGTCGCCTGGTAGATCGCGGTCGCATACGAGTGGCGCAGCCGGTGCAGGCCGCCGGGGACGCCGGCCTCGTTGAACACGCGGATCCCGGCCTTCTGCACGGTCACCGCCGTCTCGCCCGGATACAGCAAACCGCGGTCTTTCCGGGAAACGACTTTGACGACGTCCGGGTGAGCTGGGATACTCGCGCACGATCCGCCCTTGCCATGGGGAACGTCGAGTACCCAGCCGTCGCCGGTCTCGCGCAAGTGTTCGCCCCGCACGCGCGCGATCTCGCAGCACCGCAACCCGGCGTAGGCGGCCAGCGTCACCCATTCATCGACCGGCTTCGAGGACGGGCGCGCGGCGGCGCGGCGGGCCGCCACCCTCGCGATCAGCTCGCGCTGGGCCGGCGAGACCGGTTTCGGGTTCGGGGCCGGGAACCGCGGCGAGCGAACCTCTGCGAACGGATCCGCGGCGGCGAGGCCGGCGCGCAGCCGGTAGGAGCTGTACGCGCGCACCGCCGTCCAGTAGCTCGCCCGCGTCGCCATGCCCCAGCCGCGCCGGTCGGCCAGCTCGTAGAACGCCGCCGGCGTCAACTCGTCAATGTCCGTCCAGCGTGCGAGCCGACGCAGGATCCGGCCGTAGTTGACCGCCGTCTCGGCCGCGGTCGCGCGGCGGCTGCGGTGATCGACCAGGAACGCCTCGACTGCGGCCAGCGTCTCGTCCCCCTCCAGCAAACCGACGGCTGCCGCGCCCGCCGCAGACGGCGCGGCCGATAGGACTGTATCCATGTTGCCACCCTTCCTAAACAGTTCGGAACCGTCTGATAAGTGCAATTATCAGACCCGGCTAAACGTAGATTTTAGCAGGCTCGTCAAGATCGGGCCGCGGCGGCCGGCGGGCCTCGGAACCCTCACCGGCCGCTCGCCGGCCCGACACGAGGCGCGGCGTGGATAGGCTCGCCGAGACTCGTGCGGACCTGCGGCTCGGGCTCGTGCTCCTGTTCCTGCGGGCGCAGAACGAGCGCTACTACAGGATCCTCGCCGCCTGCGGCGGTGACGAGGACGCCGCCGATCTCGTGTTCCGCACGGTGCTGCGCGCGGAGGGGTGGCGGTTCGAGTGACGGGTCGGCGCGACTCTCCTAGGCCGCCGATCTCGCCGCTCCAGGGCGGCCGGCGGCGCGGGGACGCGGATCCCTCGGGCCGCCGGTTCGTCCTGGCTCTGATCGTGCTGCTCGCGTTGACGGCGCTCGGGCTCTGGCTCGTGCAGCGCGCCGGCGCGGGGCCGGGCCCGGCGGCGCGCGCGCGCTCGCTGATCGTGCGCGAGGTCGGGCCGCAGCTCGGGCCGTGCATGTTCGCGATCGCGGGCCGGGAGACCGGCTACACCTACGACCCGCGCGCGACCAACTGGCGAGACCGACACTCCGACGGGTCGCACGGCTCGTTCGGTCTCTTCCAGATCGGCGCCGTACACCGGGCCGCCGGTGAATCCGTAGCGGCATTCCGCAGGCGGATGCTCGATCCGGTCGCCAACGCCAAACTGGCGCACCGGATCGAGCGCGGCGCCGGTCTCGCGCCCTGGGGAGGGCGCTGCTAGGCGATGGGCGGCCCCGGTGTATGACCAGGCGCGCAGGCGCCGAGGGGTGCGACGGGGCCGTGAGCGCGGCTGTTGGTTATACGTTCCGGGCGAGGTTCTGGCCGAGATCGGGATCGACCCGCGGCAGGCGCCGCCCTGGTATCGGATCTGGACGCGCCGCTCGACGCTGCTCGTACAGGTGTACCGCGATGCCTGACCCTGAGCGCGACCCGGTCGAGTGGCGGGTCGGCGACCGTTGCGAGCTGATCGTGCTCGCCGAGGGCGAGATCTACGAGTGCGTCGTCACCGACACGAGCGGGCCGCTCGTCCACGTCGAGACCGACACCGGCCGCATGTACGGGATCGTCGGCTGGTCGCCGTTCCTGAGGCGGCCCGAGTGAGCGACTGGTACGAGCGCGCCTACAAGGGCGGCCCCATGGTCGAGCTGCCCGGCTTCCCGCGGCCCCTGTATCCGCCCGACGCGAACCGGCACGGCAAGCGGCCCTCGGCCGACGGGCCGGACGTGATCGCCTACAAGCGCACGGTCTCGCGCGCCGGCCGCTGGCCGTGGCAGGCCTTCGACGACGCCTTCTCGAACGGGTTCGCGCACGGCACGAGCGGCAACGTCGGAAACACCGGGCTCGCCGGCGTGCAGCGTCAACAGGATCTGGACGACACCGGCTGGCTCGGTAAGAACACGTTCAACACGTTGCGGTCGATCCGCTGTCCGAAGGGGCCGCACGAGGGCGAGATGGCGATGGACGGCTACAGCGTCGAGCTGCTCGTGCAGGCCTGGGACATGTTCGGCGGCCACGAGCCGACCGGCCCGTCCGGCGGCACGCTGCGCCAGGCGGCGCTCGACAAGGCGATCTCGCAGATCGGCGTGAAGGAGCAGCCGGCCGACTCGAACCACGTCAAGTACTGCGACTGGTACGGGATGGTCGGCCCGTGGTGCGCGATGTTCGCGACGTGGTGCTACGAGACGTGCGGCGACGCCGACGCCTTCGTGAAGGGCTCACGCTATGCGTATGTGCCGTATCTGGTCGGCGACGCCAGAGCGGGCCGGTACGGGCTGGCGGTGACCGACGATCCGCTGCCCGGCGATCTCGTCTGCTACGACTGGGCCTTCGACGGCGAGTACGACCACGTCGGCCTGTTCGAGAAGTGGATCTCGGGCGGCAACTTCTACGCCGTCGAGGGCAACACGAGCACGTCGAACGACTCGAACGGCGGCCAGGTGATGCGCCGCTCGCGCAACCGGGCCGCGCAGGCGACGACGTTCATCCGGGTCGGCTAGTGGTCGCCGCCCTCTATGTCGAGGCGGGCGGCTGCTATGCGGGCCTCGACGGCGTCGAGCTCTGGCCGGTCGAGCGCGACGCGCGCCTTTACGCGGGCCCGTGGCCGGTGGTCGCGCATCCGCCGTGCGCCAGGTGGTGCGCGCTCGCGGGGCTGGTCGAGTACCTGAATGCGGGCGACGACCGCTACCGGGTCGGCGCCGACGGCGGCTGCTTCGAGGCCGCGCTCGCGGCGGTGCGCGCCTACGGCGGCGTGCTGGAACATCCGGCGTACTCGCTCGCCTGGAAACGGCACGCGCTCCCCCAGCCGTTCCGGTACGGGTGGACGCGCACGTTCTTCGACGCCGGCTGGGTGACCGAGATCGACCAGGCCGCCTACGGGCATCCGGCGAGGAAACGGACGTGGCTGTACGCGGTCGGCGCCGACCCGCCGCCGCTCGACTGGTCGAGCCCGCCGGTCGAGCGGATCGTCGGCGGCTTCCATCACTGCGCCCGCGGCGACTACGACTCGGCCCTCGAAGCGCGGCGGCGCGTGCGGCCGAGGTTGGCGGCGGCGACACCGGTCGCGTTCCGCGACGTGCTGCTCGGGATCGCCCGTGACGCCGGCTGACGCCTGGCGTGACGTGGCGCGCGAGGCCCGCCAGCTCGCCGCCTACTGGGCCAGACGCGCGAGCCAGCTCAACCTAGAGCTGGGCGACGCGCTCGCGAACGCGAGCGAGGCCGAGGCGCGCGCCGACCGGTTCGACGCGCTCGCCGACGACTACGACCGGACGCATGGCGGGCTCGTACAGGAGTGAGGGGCCGCTGACGGCCCGGCAGGTGCAGGTGCTCGCCGGCAAAGCGGCCGGGGAGACGATGCGGGACACGGCAGCCCGGCTGCACGTCTCGCCGCATACGGTCGAGACGGAATGCCGCGCAGCGTATGCGCGCCTGGGTGCGCGTAACGGCTACCAGGCGGTCGCGATCGCGCAGCGGCAGGGGCTGATCGAGTGAACGGCGACGGCGTCGGCGCGCGCGGCCGGAACTGGGTCGCGATCATTCTCGCGATCGGCCTGGCGACCGCGGTCAACTGTTTCGCGTTCGCCGTGCTCTACGACGCGATCTTCTCGTCCGGGCCCGGCCTGTCGGAGAACGCGACGCAGGTGCTGACGACGGCGTTCGGCGGGATCATCGGCGTGCTCGGCGCCTACACGGGCGCGAAGGCCGCGCGCCCGGACGCGAGCGGGGAGGGACCGAAGAGCGAGAGTTGAGATAGCCGGGATTCGCCGGCGTCATGCGACCACCACGCCAGAACAAACCGCCCCCGATTCGCTTGTGGAGAACGGGGGCGGCGGTGTCGAATCCGTGGGGCGACGGTGACGCTCTGGCCCCTGAGCGTAGAGGGTCTGCCGGACGGTGCCCGCGTTTCGCGTGCGCCTGTCGAGGCGTGGCGCCGGCCGGACGCGCGCTCACCCGGCCACCCCGCAGGAAGGTGAAGAGGGGGAGTGTGCGCCGGCGGGGAAACCGCTACCCGTCACCGGCGTGTGGAAAACTCAGAGCGGATGCCGGACGAGATCAAGTCGAGACGCTGGGCCAGCTACAGGCGGCGGATGCTGCCCGCGCTGCTCGCACGATCGGACGGGGTATGTGAGCGATGCGGGGCACCCATCGATATGGATGCCCCCCCTCGCTCACGGGGTGCCCCCAGTGTCGATCACCGCCACCCCCGCTCGCAGGGCGGCGAGCTGATCGTGCCGATCGAGGAGCTGGCGCTAGTGCATGTGGGCTGTAACTCGATCCGCGGCAACCGGACGCGGGCGCTCGCGAACCGCGGCGTTCGCGTCCCTGTTCAACCTGTTGTCGAG